AGACAAATAATTAGAGAAGAAATTCAGAAATTGGATGAAAAGGCTTTTGACAAACCCAAATATATTCGACACATCAATGTGCCCCCTAATAATATCAATGTGATATTATACAATGATAGAATCCAAATCGTCGGCGGCCACACTGGTTATGAAGAATATATTATGATTGACGAATTGCCCGATCTTATAAAAGCACTTAAAAAAATAAAATAGGAATAAAACATGGCAACTCGGACAAAACCACAACCTCGGTCTGAAAGACAAACTAAAGGTCGGGTAGTAAATAGGGCAGAACAAACAACTCGTAAAGGTGATACAAGTCCAAATGTATCTATAGGGTTAATGGATATTGATGCCGCAATTATGTACTACTTTCAGGAAGTGATAAAACCAACAGTTGTTGATAACGGAGAACAAGTTAATGTTCCAGTTATATACGCCAACCCCGAAAGGTGGAAAGCGGCACAAGTTGACGGTTTTATGAGGGACAACAAACGCCAAATTATTATTCCAGCTATAGCATTCCGCAGAACTGGGGTTGAAAAAGACGACTCAATGCCGGTGGATAAACTGGATGCCAACGACCCAAAACTACATTACACATTTGAAAAGAAATATACACAAAAGAACAGATACAGTAATTTTTCTGTATTACAGGGTGCCCTACCGCAACGAGAATACTACAATGTAGTTATGCCAGATTATGTTACATTAAACTATGAATGCACATTGTGGACAACTTATACAGAACAGATGAATACACTTGTTGAAAAGATAAACTATACTGATGGAGCTTATTGGGGTGAACCAAGCAAGTTTAAGTTTCGTACAGAATTGAGTGGTTTTGATGACGCAAGTGAATATGACGACGGGGAACGCAAAATTAAAATGGGTTTTACACTCACAGTTAAAGGTTATTTGATACCAGAATCGTTCAATGATTATATAACTACAATCAGAACATATTCACCCAAAACAATCAATATGGGTGTATCTTTTAAGGAAAATATAACTTAAACTAAAAAAAATTAACAAAACAGCGAGTTTTGGTAATACTGCTTGATATATATTATTAAAGCAGTAATAAAAACAGTTACTAAATAAACAAGGAGAAAAGTTATGACTGAAGTAGATGCAAAGATTAAATTTTCAGAAGAGGAAATGGAATCATTAAAGGGATTAAGTTCTGGATACCAAGCGATCCAGTTTGAGTTTGGACAATTACGAATTAGGAAGATGGCGCTTAAAGCTGAATTGGATGGAGTTGAACTTCGTGGTGACGAACTAGAAAACGAATATCGCAAACAACAAGAAACCGAACAAACTCTAGTTAAAGAATTAACAGACAAGTACGGCCCAGGTACTCTTAATCCAGAGACGGGCGAATTTATGCCCACACCAACAGAAGGATAATATCCTTATAAATTAGGAGAATACAAATGGCCGAAAGAATAGTTTCCCCCGGTGTTTTCACCAACGAAACTGATCTATCGTTTCTTCCACAAGGAATTTCCGAAATCGGTGCCGCAATTGTTGGGCCTACAGTAAAAGGGCCAGCATTTGTACCAACCGTTATTCGAAGTTTCCAGCAGTTTGAGGAAGTTTTCGGTACGACTGATAATCGTTATTATACACCGTATGCAGTAGAACAATATTTAAGAAGCGCGGGGTCAGTGACCATCGTTCGCGTTCTTGGATTAGGAGGATATAGTTCAGATTATGTCGCTCTTCAAATATCAAGTTCCGATGGAACTAAAACAGTGGCAGTCATTGCACCATCTCGTGGTGGATTGAATGGACTGGGAGATTTATCCGCAAGTACAATTACTGGCGACTGATCTTCAGCTACACTAACATTGTCTGGATCGGATACAACCGTAGCGTCATACGCGATTTCATTCAATACCGGCAGTGCAAATTACATTGAAAATGTGATAAGCTCTAGTCCACAGGTTCAAACTTCTGGACAAACCACATTGGCCGGATATCTTTACAAAAATTACAAAACATATCAATCTAGTCAGGGTCTTGATTCTAACGCTTCCGCTTCAGTGGCAAGTGGTACTATGAATTTTGCTTTTGATGCGACATCTGCAACTGCAGTTGATAATTTAGCTGGGTACACCCCATCTATCCAATCACAGTTAATCAATGGGTCGAGATACAATCTATTTCAGATTTATACTCGTTCTCATGGGACAGATGTTAATAGTAAATATGTTGTAGTAATTGCAAATGTGAAATCCGCCGCGACTGTTCCGGGTAGCAATTTCGGATCATTTTCATTACAAGTTCGCAAGATTGATCAAGTGGCTTGGAAACAAAAGAATGAGACAGTAGTGGAATCGTGGGATGATCTAAATTTCAATCCTACAAGCACTAATTACTTCGCACGTGTCATTGGTGACAGGTATGCGGATATTGATAACAATGGTAAATTGACATATAACGGTGACTGGCCTAACAAGTCCAATCACATTTATATTAGAAATTACTCAGCTATTGCCGATGGTTCGGTTCCTGTAACAGTAGTCCCAATGGGATTTGCAGCTGCAAGTGTAACTGATCCAACTACAACAGCTGTACCAGTGGCGTCATATTTAACCGCACAGGTGAATCCAGATACCAATGTATTTAACTCATCATATTACTATGGTTGGGATAATTCAAAGGATGATAATCGCCAATATCTAGCGCCAGTGCCAAATTCAGCAGGCGTTGGTAACAACGTATCAATGAGTTTAGAAGATATGACTGGTGATGATGCAGCTAGTACCACTGGAAATACATACGCGAGTTCAAGTCAATATATTACATTGACAAATTCAAACATCAAACAGCGTCAATTTGGAGTTCCATTCCAAGGAGCGTTCGATGGTGATAATCCGGCAAATCCAAAATCGGTCGGTGTGAATATTTCTTCCGCCAACACGATGGGATTCAATCTCACTGATAGTACGACAAGTGGGTCAGTTGCTTACAAAAAGGCTATTAACGCCGTAAGTAATCCAGATGAATTTGATATCAATATGTTGGTAACTCCAGGTATTATCCACAAGTGGCATAGTATAATTACAAACCATGCCATTGACAAAATGGAAGCTAGGGGTGATGCATTTTATGTATTGGACTCGGCTGATATTGATGACGGTATTGATGATGTAACTGATACTATTAGTGCATTAGATACAAATTATGCGGCAACATATTACCCTTGGGTTAAAATTGCCGATAGAAACACTTCACTTCCAGTATGGGTTCCACCAGGAATCGTATTACCGGGTGTAATTGCTTATACTGATAGGGTATCCCACGAATGGTTTGCACCAGCAGGTCTAAATCGTGGTGGTCTTACTACAGTTCTTGAAGCAAAAACACGCTTGACACATGATGAACGTGATACCCTTTATGAAAATAGAGTTAATCCAATCGCTTCATTCCCAGCACAGGGCGTGGTGGTCTGGGGTCAAAAGACCCTTCAGGCATTACCTTCTGCATTGGATCGTGTTAATGTGAGGCGTCTATTAATTAAACTGAAGAAATATATTGCTTCAACATCAAGATACTTGGTATTCGAACAGAACAATTCTGCAACAAGAACGAGATTTCTAAATATGGTTAATCCATTCTTAGAATCCGTACAGCAGAACAGTGGTTTGACTGCATTTCAAGTTGTGATGGACGAGACGAATAATACTCCAGATGTGATTGATAGGAACAAGCTGGTTGGCCAGATTTTTATCCAACCGACTCGGACTGCAGAATTTATAGTCCTTGATTTTATTGTTGTTCCAACGGGTGCAACTTTTCCTTCATAAAATAACAGTAAAATAAACCTAAAAAGCCCTCGATTTATCGGGGGTTTTGTGTATCTGGTTTATAATTATTATTAGTAATTGGTGGTATGGGTTGGTAATAAATAAAGGAATGATAATGGGTAGAAATATGGATAGTTCAAAGTGGGAAATTAGAAAATGCAAAATGTGCAGTAATGAATTTAAAGTGTATAAAATACAGAAAAAGACGATGTGTTCATCAGATTGCCGTAAAAAATGGAATTTATTGCCTAAAAATATAGAACATAAACGAAAAAAATCTATTGAATCGCAAATGGAAAAATATGGAAAATTATTTTACCAGACTGAAGAATTTCAACAAAAAACGAAAAAAATCAAGTTGGAAAAGTATGGTGATGAAAATTATGTAAATGTGGAAAAAGGTAAAAAAACCAAGTTGGAAAAGTATGGTGATGAAAATTATGTAAATGTGGAAAAAGGTAAAAAAACCAAGTTGGAAAAGTATGGTGATGAAAATTACAATAACAGGGATAAGTTTAAAGATACGATGATTGAAATATTCGGTGGAATAGGCCTACAAAGGCCCGATGTATTGGGGGCGGCTAAGAGGGGTATGGTTGAAAAATATGGAGTGGAATATGCATTTCAAAGTGATGATATTAAAAACAAAATAAAACGAACTAATATTGGCAAGTTTGGTAAAGAAACATATTGGGGCTCCAATGTTTATAATCAAGAAATGTATAATAAGAAAATGGAATCGTTAATTCCGATATTGGAAGAAATGAATTTGATAATGTTATCTGATTATGGTGGTAGTAAAAAAATCGTTGATGGTCATGCCAAGCATATTAAATATGATTTTAAATGTTTAACATGTGACATGACATTCAATTACACTACAGCCAATGGCATTGTTCCAAAATGCCCGAAATGCTATGGAACCGATGGAGGGACGTCATTCATGGAAAGGGAATTTCAAAAATATATAAGAGAATTATTACCAAATATTGAAATATATGAAAATGATAGGACTTTATTAAATGGCAAAGAATTGGATGTGTATATTCCGACTAAAAACTTGGCATTTGAATTCGATGGTTTATACTGGCATTCTGAAACCAAAAAGGATAAAAATTATCATTTAAATAAGACTGAAAAATGTGAGAAAAATGGTGTTAGACTTATTCATATTTTTGAAGACGAATGGGTATATAAGAATGATATAGTAAAAAATAGAATTAAGCATATAGTTGGGATTATGGATAAAAAAATATATGCTAGAAATACCAAAATTAAGGAAATTTCTGCTAAAGAAAAGGGGAAATTTCTAAATCAATTTCATGTTCAAGGCTCTGGAAAATCTAGTATTAAATTGGGAGCTTTTCATAATGATGAACTAGTCGCGGTCATGACATTTGGAAATAATAGAATTGCTCTTGGGAATAAAAACAAAGAAGGTGAATATGAATTAATCCGATTTGCTTCTAAATATTCAATAACTGGTGGCGCCAGCAAATTGCTTTCATATTTTACCAAAAATTATAATCCGTCCAAAATTATAAGTTATTCAGATAGAAGATGGAACACTGGATTGGTGTATGAGCGAATGGGATTTAAAAAAATATCAAATGGGACACCTGGATATTGGTATGTGAAAAATGGCCAAAGATTTCATAGATATAATTTTAGAAAGTCACTATTATCGGAAAAATTAAAGAAATTCAATGATAGTTTAACGGAATGGGAAAATATGCAATTAAATGGCTTTGATCGAATATGGGATTGTGGCAATTTTAAGTATGAAATGAATTTAAAATAAATAAAAATAACGCTTGACTTTGTCATTATTATCTTGTATCTTCAAGTACGAAAAGAAAAGGAATATACATGAATCAAAGTGAACGCAGAACACAATTAGTTATATGGAGCGATAGTTATTATAATCAAAATATCTCAATCGTTCCCGACCATATATTTGACGAAGCACAGGCTTCGTATTTTAAAGATTTTAACGACCCCGAATTACTTTCTACAATTGGTTCTCCAGTTGTAAAATCGTCCGCTTGGGAAAAAGCAACTCACAAAATTCCAATGGGTTCACTCAGTAAAGTATCAACCGAATCGGAATTTTTAAAATGGTATTCTACAGTAACTGGACAAGTTGTTCTGTCCGAAAAGCTCGATGGAATTTCAATTGATTTGGAATATCAAGAAGGTATTTTTATCCGTGGCATCACCAGAGGTGATGGTATTGTGGGTGAAGATATCACAGTCAATGTTAAACAGATGAAGGGATTTATTCCCCAATTGATTAACAATGATACGGTATCAGTTCGTGGTGAGATTGTTATACTTGAAAACGATTTTGATAAAATTGTTGAACTTCAAAAATTACGTGGTGACGATCCAATCAAAAATCCTCGAAATGGGGCAGGCGGAAAAGCCCGTGACCGTGAAGGAATTTACGCTGGATATCTGACAATCAAATGTTATGATACGTCAAATACCGGACCCAAAGATGTGGAATTTAATTGGTTGGAAAGCCAAGGATTTAAGACTCCAAACTGGGGAGTATATTTTAATAGTGGCACTATTCTAGCCGTATATAATGTGTATGAAGAGGACACTCGTGCAAGTCTAGATTATGAAATTGATGGACTTGTATTGGAAATTAACGACCCCAAAATTCGTGAAGAATTGGGATACAAAGACGGGCGTCCAAAGTTTGCAAAGGCATTCAAGTTCGCGAGTCTAAAAGCCAAAACTCAGATTGAAGGTATTGAATGGTCACTCGGCAAGAGTGGAACCATTACCCCAGTTGCATTGTTGAAGCCCGTTCACATGGGCGGTGTGACTGTACAACGTGCAAGTCTGGCTAATCTAGCTCGTTTCGAAGAAATGGGATTGCACATTCATGATGAGGTTGTTGTGTCTAGGCGGGGTGATGTGATTCCATATATTGAATCCATTTCTAGACCTATGAGGGGTGACAAATTCAAAGCACCCGAGCGCTGTCCAACCTGTGACAAACTCGTTATCAAAGATGACAAGTTCCTTAGATGTATCAACCCAACATGTTCGGGAGCAATCATCGGTGGAATTATCAAATGGATTAACAAATCCGATATGTCTGGTGATGGACTTGGGGGATCAACCATTGAAAAATTAGTTGATTTGGGATTTGTGAACACTCCGGCAGACTTATACAAATTGTCGGTAAATGACTTTCTAACATTACCAGGATTCGCTACACGATCGGCAAACAAAATGCACGACATTATTCAGAGCCACAAAACGATTTCATTAGCTGATTTCGTGGGTGGGTTGAACTTGGGACACTTTGGTTCATCATTGACTAAATTATTGATAGATGCGGGATATGATTCACTTGAAAAGCTACAAAATTTAGCAGTATGGGATATCATGGGAGTCCCAGGATTCGGCAAATCACGGGCACAAGATTTTGTTTCAAGCCTATCGAATAAAAAGAGTGTGGTCGATGATTTACTATTATATGTGTCTATAGAGAAGGATGCACCAAAAATGGTTGCAGATTCAAATGGATTAAACGGAATGAGCTTTTGTTTCACAGGTGCTATCCACAAAATCGGTGAAGATGGAAAACGCCTGACTCGTAAAGATATGGAAAAATTGGTATTGATGAACGGAGGAGATACTTCCAATGTCAAGAAAGGACTTACATATCTTGTACAGGCCGACCCCGATAGTGTGAGTTCCAAAACAATCAAAGCTTCAAAATTCGGAGTTGAAATTCTGAGTGAATCTAAATTTTTCGAAATGATTGATTAAGATTTTCAAACAACACCCTACAGAGCCCCATTTATTGGGGCTTTTTTTGCGAAAAGCGAAAATAACGGTTGACTTTGTCGTTTTTATCTTGTATCTTCAGGTATGATAAGAAAAGGAAACAAAATGTATTCAGTTAAAAATGTAAAAACATTTCCAGGTCATGATGACGGATTGGGAATGAATTGTAATTTGTATAAGAACAACAAAAAGGTGGCCACAGTTCACGATGACGCGTGGGGAGGGGCATTTCATTTCAATTGGGTCAATAACACCGAATCGGATATTTTGGATAACTATTTAGAAACATTTCCAAAATATTTCTTTATTGATGAAATGCATACTCATACCCAAGATACATTTGTAGACAAATTGGTCATGAATGTATTGATCGGGAAAGAGGCCAAAGTGGCATTGAGAAAACGATTTATCCTTATTACGGATGAGGGAAACTTCTTACAATTTAAGAAAAATGGTTGTACCCTTGAATCGTTTGGAACGTATATCGACGAATCAAAGCAGTATAATGGTGAAGTTGCAAACCTAATGGATTTCGATAAGTTTTTAGAATTATATAAGGAATATATCAAATGAGAAATGTAAAATTTACTCAAAAAGAATGGGTTGAATTGTACCCATTATATACACATGGCATTAAGGCTACTGGAGATTGGGTAGAAGGTATTCAGTACATTGAAGAAATGTTGACTGATAGACAATACAATTTCCTAATGGGGTTCGCTATGTGGATTGTAGCTGGCGGGGTTGAAGATTTTTATGGTCAGGAAATGGAAGTACGTGCCTTTGGTAGTGGTAACTATATCCAACGATTTCAAGAATACAAGAGTGGGGTATAATATGTCGGTACATAGTGATAGACTTGCACAATTTCTGGATGTATCATACAGTGGTCGTAAACTTTTGAAACACCATAATTTGGATGAATATGGTACGTGGCATGTTAGAGGTGAAGACCCCAATTGCGATATGGGTGGTCCTCATCACATGCCCGATCTTGGGTATTTTAAGGGGACACTTGAAGAAGTCATAAATCGTGCTGTCGACCTTCCGCGATTTTGGTCATGGGGAGGTGGTGGTGATATTTCAAAAGTGGTTGATAATGTAGTAACCACACTTTCGGAGCCGGCCGATGAAATGGAACAATAGGATTAAGTTGAAAATAAACGTCAAAGTTGAAAATAACGCTTGACTTCGTCATTATTTCGTCGTATATTCAGGTATGAAAGAAAAGGATAACCAAATGAGCAAGACTTTAAAAGATTTACAGGCAGAGAAAAGACAATTATTAGTAAAATTCGATAGAATCTGCAGTATGCATTCGGGAGCGGATCATAGGGTTCAGAATATGTTGGTATTAATCAGAGAAAATAAAAGGGCAATCGCCAAAATGGGGGAAACCAAATAATGACTATAGGCAAAGGAATCGCGTTTGGGTCACTATTTTTCTCGGTGGCACTGATTTGCATATTCGCACCGGCCGCGAGCTTCATCGCAATAGTTCTGGGGGTTATTGGGTCCATGTCAATCGCTGAGGCCGATTAATGCCCGAGTTGCTTGTAATAATGGGTGAAGCGATTCTGCTATTCTTATTTTTGGAATAATGATTTATAAACGAGTACAAAGATAAAATTTTAGGGGGGCGTTGGTTACTCACCTACCACAGCCGGCGTCACCCCGCACCATTACAAAAACCCCCTCCTTTCTTATCACCTCTGGGGGTTTTTTCTTTGCCGCATTGCAAAATAACGGTTGACTTTGTCAGTATAATCTTGTATCTTCAGGTATGATAAGAAAAGGAAAACAAATGACAAATTTACCATACACTTTTGATTTATTTTGGGATATCAAAGATACCGAAACACTTACAAGAGAGCTCAATTGGGCTATTGAAAAAGTTGGTGATATGATTGAGGCAATGGAAGGTCATAAAATTGAAATGGCCCCTGACACCATCGAAAAATTGGACAAATTAAAAAAAATATTGGAGATCAAATAATGAGTGAGCGAGAATTCGTTTTAAGAGACGAAACAGGTGATAGGGATACTATTCTATTGATAACCCCAGATACTTGGACATTGAAAGTCGTTCAAGATTACATCAGTGGGTCAGATTATAGTGTATATGAATTTTCATATTGGTCTACTAAAATGGTCAATGATAATACATTGATTATGACAATTGAAGATTGGGAAAATAGGTAAAATGAAATATCTAGTACGACCCCGTGATTTCCACATATACGAATTGGATGAATCCAATGGATGTTATAGATCGTATTCATGTAGAAGTGTAACATATTCAGATGGTACACGACCAAATGCCCAATCACATTTTACATTTGAAAATTTAACGGAAAATTATGATTTTATCAGTATTGATAATTCGGAACTTCCGGCCTATGAAGAAAAGCATCAATTGTATTTGGACTATACATCATGGGCAACAAGATCAGATGGTCATGGTGGTTCAAAGGGTGGCACAATGGGAGAATATTTAAGGCGGAGAAAATGAGAAAAAAATAAAAGCGTCAATCCTATTTTCGTTTATAATGGTGTTACTGCTCCAATATGTCACTAGTGGATTGTTATGGCTATGTTGGGGAGCGGCCCTATTTTTGGGCCAATTGATGATTTGGGAAGAATTATAAAATGAATACTGTAAAGACTGCAAACGGCATTAGGGAAATCGTACCGGTATATTGTGAATGGACTGGAAAACAATTGTGTTGGGCAACCGTACCCGAATGTCCAATAATGGAAGGTGCAACACCGGCGTATCTTAGTTTTAAAGTTGTTGATACCGACGGTAAGGTATTAATGGATTTATCGGATTGTCATACATTCTAAAGCGTTTCATCTAACTACACTTAGGGCTCTCTATTGAGGGCCTTTTTTGTGTCCAATAATAAAACTACTAAAAAACTCATAGGAAAAAAAACATGAAAACGGGCCGTTTTTTAAGTTTATGATATTTATATACGAATAAAGATATTTTAAATTTAAACAAGGAGAATACAGATGGCCGATTTGATTGATGCTTCTGAGATTTTTTTCACCCCATTCGAACCAAAGGTTAAAAACAGATATATAATGTATATCGAAGGAATCCCTGCATATCTTATTAAGACCGCAGCAAGACCTTCAATCACGTTTGAAGAGATTGAATTAAATCATATAAATGTAAAACGATATGTAAAGGGCAAGGGTTCATGGGAACCTTTGGATATTACTCTTTACGATCCAGTAGTTCCATCAGCTGCACAAGCGTGCATGGAATGGGTTCGTTTAGGACATGAATCTGTGACTGGCCGTGATGGTTATTCGGATTTTTACAAAAAAGATATTACCATTAATGTACTAGGACCCGTGGGCGACAAAGTCGAGGAGTGGACGCTAAAGGGAGCGTGGATTACCAATTTCAATGGTAATGATTTAGACTGGGCATCCGGAGCTGACGCGATGGAAATTAGTCTGAGCCTTCGCTACGATTATGCAATTTTACAATACTAGGAGATACTCGTGGAACTAAAAAATAGAAAATTGACTGTAGCCGCGGTAGTATTTGCCGTGGCATCACTCATGCTATGGGGTGGGGCATTAACCGCTGTATTATGGGTGGAATTGGTAAAATGGATTCTAATCACATTTGCCGGTGGTAATGGATTTGAACACGCGGCTAGTGCATATAAAGCTAAAGCTGGAGAATAACAACATTATGGGCACTCGATATCTAATTTGGGTGCCCTTTTTAAAATAATTTAATAAAGGTTTTTAACCAAAAACAAAAACAACGTAAGAAAACAAAGAGGAGTTATTATGAGCGAAGAAATGAAATTTCCGAGTGAAATTGTTTCATTGCCGTCCAAGGGATTTTTCTATCCAGAAGATAGTCCATTGGCCAAAGGTGAATTAGAGATGCGGTATATGACCGCTAAGGATGAAGATATTCTAACATCCCAAAATTTAATAAGAAGGGGGGTGGTTATCGACAAGTTATTAAAGTCCTTAGTAGTTGACAAATCTATTAATTTAGATTCAATGCTTATTGGAGACAAAAATGCATTGATGGTAGCGGCCCGCGTATTAGGATATGGTAAAGATTACGGCTTTGAAGTAGACTGCCCAGCCTGTACCGAACACAATAAGGATAATGTGGATTTAACCCAATTATCCGAAAAATCCGTCAGTTTTGATGGTCTTGAAAAGGGAGTAAATGAATTCTCTTGAACACTTCCAAATTCCAAAGTTGAAGTAAAATTTAAATTGCTCACCCAAAAGGATGAACGTGAAATCGACGAGGAATTGAAGGGTCTTAAGAAAATCTCAAAGGGCTCTGGAGCCGATAGTGATATCACCACACGCCTGAAAAAGGTGTTACTTGAAGTTAATGGAAAATCCGAAAGGTCTTATATTAATGCATTTGTGGATACCAGCTTCCTAGCAGTGGATTCACTACCATTCAGAGAGCATCTAAAGAGTATTACTCCAGATGTGGATATGACATATTACTTTGAATGCTCATCCTGTTCACATGCAGAGGAGGTATCCGTCCCAATGACGGTTCAGTTTTTTTGGCCTTCCTCCAGAGTATAGGGTAACCGTACACGAGGAAATATACACACTTTGTTATCATGGAAACGGCGGGTTCAATCATACCGAGGTATATCACATGCCAGTATGGCTCCGCCGTTTCTATATCAAAATGATACAAAAATCCCTTAAAGAAGAACAGGATGCATACGATGCATCCCAAGGTAAAAATAAGGGAATGGCCCGCGGTCCACAACTGAAAACTTAGGAATTTGATATTTATATGCGGACAATCACATAAACAAAATCACGGAGATGCAAAATGGGAATAATGGATATGCTAGATGATTTCTTATCTTTTTTACTTAGAAATGATAAGAAAGGCGCACAAAAATATATAGAAAATCATCCAGAAATAAAAAAACATAAAAAGGAATTGAAGAAGGCTATAAAAGATGCCAATGACGCGTGGGACAAGGTGGATTTTTCCCAGCTTGAAAATGTTGTTACAAAAAAAGAATTCATGTCTGAGCATTTCAAACGAAAATAAATTAATTAGGATCAACTAAAATGGCTAAACAAAAACCAATCCAAGTCACATCCAAGGAACGCACGGACCTTTTAAAGAAAGAGATTGCCATAAATGACAGGTTGATTGATCAAGCCGAAGAAAAAGTAAAACAAGGTGTAATTCTCAAAGATACTGAAGAGAAAACATTATTACAGTTAAAAAATCAGAATAAGGAAAAAAAGAAACAACTACGAGCTTCCAAATCCCAGGTTGATATTGCTAGTGACCTTTCAAAACGGATGCGGAATCTATCGGAATCTGGACAAGAGGTTGCACGAAATTCGTTAAATTGGTCGGCTACTTTAAAAACCATAAAATTGACAACCGACAAAACTTCCGATTCGGCCGAACTGTTAAACGATTTGTCCAAACAACATGCCCAGCTGGGGCTAACCGTACTTGAAAATCAAGAAAACCTAAATTCCAAAGAGCACGAATCGGTGGATTTATCATCGCATTTAAACGATTTGTATGCTGCTAGAAAACAAGTAAAGAATGATATCAGTCTGGATGATGAAAAAGCTAGAAAACAATATATAAATATAATCGACGCTGAAATCAAAACGGCCGTAGTCCTTGAAAAGCAGGCTAAAATGAAAGATTTGATTATTGATAAAACTGACGAATTAAATGGTAAAATCAGTGATATGCAAAAAAAATGGGATGATGTCAAAGCCAAAGTAGTGTCTATAGTTAAAAACCCAATCACGGCACTCAAGGTGGGAATTCTGGCTATTGGTGTTGGATTGGTGGCCATGGGTAAGAAAATGTTTGAATTTGGAAATGAGACTGGATTTTCTTATACACAATTATCCGAATTCGGACCAGCAGTGATGTTCGCTAAAGATGAAATGAATGCCCTGTTAACTGAAACTGGATCATTGAATGGTGTAACCTATGACACATTAATTGATATGAAATTGTTGTCACTTCAATATGGAGTCTCCGCAGAATCTGCAGCAAAATTATCCACTCAAATAATGGCCGTATCTGGTTTAACCAGAGAGGCGGCGTTGGATAGTCTTAAAATGGTGGGTAGTCTGGCACGAGCCGAAGGTGTTGCTCCAGCGGCAGTGATGGAAGACATAGCCGAAAATTCGGAATTTTTTGCTAGTTTTGCAAAGGCTGGTGGTGATAACTTGACAATGGCCGCTATCGAAGCTAGAAAATTGGGTATTAATTTGGGGACAGTGTCAAAAATATCCGATGGGTTATTGGACTTCGAAAGCTCGATAGAAAAATCAATGGAAGCTTCAGTATTATTGGGTAGGAATATCAATTTGGATAGGGCCCGTGGCTTGGCAATTAACGGTAATGTGGTTGAAATGCAGAGAGAAGTATTATCCCTAGTGGGGAGCCAATCACAATTTGAAAGCATGAATGTTATTCAACGCAGGGCACTCGCTGACGCGATAGGTGTTGGTGTGGATGAACTATCTAAAATGATAGTGAACCAAGAAAATCTTAATAAAAGAACTGATAAACAGATTGCGTCAGATGAAGCTCGTGCCGATATGATTGAAAGTCTTAAAAAGGCTATAATGGCACTGAATGTGGCGATACAACCTTTTGTCACATCATTGGGTGAGAAAGTGATTCCATATTTGGAATGGATGGTTGAAAATTTGGGAACACTTGTTAAATGGACTGGGACATTTGTAGCTCTATGGGCCGCTAAAAAGTTAGCAACTGGTATATGGAATGCCGGTGCTGGAATTTTAAGCATGATGAAAAATGTGAAAACATTGTCGGCCTTGGGACTGAGCAAGGGTATTACAGCGATTAAAAATATGGGTAGTGGTGGATTATCCAAAGACAATGGTGGCCGATTGAGAGATGCTAAGGGCAGATTCGCAAAAGCACCAAAACCAAAAGGCAAGGGTGGACTTGGATTTGTAGAAAAAATGAACCCCAAGAAAATGTTGGCTGGAGCTGCAGCGATGTTAATAATATCCGCGGCATTATTTGTAACTGCTAAAGCATTGATAGAATTTAATAAAGTGGATTGGCCCAGCTTGGGTAAAGCCGCGTTAGCATTGGGTGGATTGGTACTGGCCGTTTTGGCATTGGGGGCTATAATGACTAGTGGAGTTGGAACTGTAGCTATATTGGCCGGAGCTGCCGCGATGGCAATAATGGCCGGAGGATTATTGGTATTGGGATTGGCCATCCAATCAATAGCAACTGGGTTCGCAATGTTGGAACCTACATTGGCAAAATTGGCACCAATGACCGCATCAATTTTAAGTCTGGGAGGAGCTCTTGGAGAATTAGGCTGGGGTATGACAAAACTGGCAGGCGGTGCATTATTACTTACTCCATTCCTACCAGTGTTGGGCAAATTGACTGGACTCACCACAGGTGGAAATGTGAATGTGTCTGGAGACGGAAATATGGTATCACAATCGACTGACATGAAAGAAACAAATGGATTATTAACTAAACTGGTGGATGTTAATTCTAGGTTACTACAACAGAATGAATTATTAATGGGTAAGCTTACAAATAAGGTTGCCGACTTGGGAGTAGCATAATGGGTATATTAGATTTAACAAGTGACCTATCAAAAAATGCGGGGATTAATTTGAGTGTCCACGGTGAAAGGCATGGGGGGACTGAACCCGGTGGTTTGCCAGTACACCCCGATGGACATTCTATATTGGATAACTCGGCCGGCGACAATTTAAGTGAGCACGGTGGCCGTCATGGTGGCACTTCAAATGAAACACCATCACGACCATCGCATTCCCCTAATCATTCTTCATTGGACAATGGGGTTGGCAATTCAAGTAATGCACAAACATTTGATGATGGGCATGGATATACTGTTACTGGAAATAAATATTGGACAAGACCAAATGCCAGTGCATTGGCACAGATGTTAGAATCGGTGGGTGGTACATATACTCCTACTGGAGAAGGTGTACAAACTGGACCAGTAAATTATTTTAGTGGTATAAGTGGTGAGTGGGGTGCCGGAACGTCACCTCTTGGATTCACATTTGGATTCACTGATAAGAATTCGTCTGAGTTGACACGCGGTACTGAACAGGTAATAACATTGCCAACATCCTATCCCAAAACAAGATCAGTATTCAATCACTACACTATTCCAGCCTTTGAGAGCTCTATTTATTACGACGCTGATACAGATATGGCCGCTCCATCACACAATCCAGGTACTATCATCACACGGCAAATGGGTAGAACTACTCCACCTCCAGGATTATCGGCAACACACGCGGCTATTAACACATCATTTCCAGAGGGCCAACCTACATTTCATATTTCAAAACAACATGGCTTTACTGGGGAATATGGGGTGCAAGATAGAGAATCTGGAACATACATATTAAATACTCCAGAAACTGTTCCGTCCGCCCCATTATTATTTGCAGGACTTTTTGGATTAAATAAGGGGAGTAGGTTTTCAGACTTGGCAGACCCCGCACAATTGAAATACCCATCTGCTGATATATTTGGAACATCGTATTCAGAAATGACTTCATTGGGCTCCAATATAACAATTCCTGAGACATCATTGGATAAATTTCAACAATATACTGGAGAGGACACGTTTACTAATTATTTTGCAAGAAGATCACGATATGACAAAACTACATTTGACACCCTATCCATAGGGAATTATTCATCAGAATTTCAACTTGGTAAGGCCAAAGAAAATTCGCCAGAGTTTGATAACGAGGGGTTCAAAAAATCGCTGGCGTATGCTGGAAAAAATAGAGAAGGGGATGGCCAACTTGGATGGGAAACTTCAATCTCCACAATTACAAAGGGACCCAAATCCAATCTGGCCAAATTGCACAAAGATGGTACGGATAATGTGGATAGTCTTGAAGATTATTATGGTCGGGGATTCAAAAAGGATAACAACCTTGCATATAGAAATGACAATGTGATTGGATTCGATCAACCCTATTTCCTTAAAGAAATTGGGGATAGATGGGGAATAGATGCCATGGGCGATACCGATATCGGTGTTGTTAGGGGTGGTTTGAACACCGCTATAGCAAGAACTATTGCCGATGAAATAAGAATTGCAAAATTTATTCTTACTCCAAAGGGAATTGTGTTTGCATTAAAACAGGCTGTATTTCAGAGATTTAATACGAGAGCCGAAACTAGATTGTGGAATCCGATTTCACTATTTACTTCAGTGATTCCGGCTATACATGGCCAACGGCATGTGGATCAAACTAGACCACAATTTGCACCAACCGCTCCAGCGGATATTTTAAAAGACCCCGCAAAATGATTTAAACAAAAAGCGGAAGGTGTGTTGAATACAGGACCCGCCCAAGATTCTGGTATTGATACGGCTAAAACGTCATTGGAACATTATTTTGCAAAAGAGAGGGCTATATTGGATTATGAAGTTAATCCTTTGGCGGCCGAAATTGATAAATTTCTAGGTATTCCAAGTGAAATGAGCCGTGAAATTGATAGGGTTCGCCAAATATCCACTGGTGAAAAGAGCAAGACTCAGTTCGGCCCTTTTGCTGGAAATTGGAAAGGGGACCCACTCAATCAAGTTGTTGCAGATGTTGGTGACCCTGGAGCACATGGGGAACTTAAAGAAATTGAAAATCTGGGGTATATCAAATCAAATCTGGGTGATAACAATATAGTAACTTCAAACTTGGACAGGGTCAACGCATTGCCTTATGGACTTGTTGGTGGTTTGGAACCCGGATCAGAGGGCACCAATGGATTGGGGAAAGTTACGGATTTCATTCCATTTAAATTCAAAGATGCTGTTAATAATAAATGAATTATTTTCAGAGCTATATTGTCAGGGATATCCGATAGTGTATCTCCAGAATGGTCAGAAGAGCGGTATATTGGCCGACCAGATAAGGTTTATACATATACTGGAGTGGATAGGGAAATTAGCTTCAATTTTAATATATATCCAAAGACAAAACAGGAACTGCCTATCTTGTGGGAAAAAATGAATTATTTAGTTGGGATGTGTTATCCTAGCTGGAAAACATTCACTAATACTAATTCACAACGTATGATATCACCATTTGCCGAATTAACAATAGGCAATTTATGGAAGAATGCTCCTGGATTTCTAACTAGTTTGTCTATTACAGTGGAAGATAATACCACATGGGAAATGGATGAGCATTTTCAATTGCCCAAGCATTTGAGTGTTAGTGTTGGGTATAAATACATTGGGAAATATAATCCCGATCAACTTGGCAAACATTATGAATTGGATTGGTTGGATTTACAACACCAAAAAGATAATATCAATGGAGACCCAGATAAAGGAATTGCTCCAAAAGCAGCATTCGGTGGTTATCCTGATAGAAATACGGATGCATTG